AAGCGCCCGTGCTTGGGCCACACCTTCAGTGGCGGATGCCACGGGTGGGCGGATGCGCCGGGGCGGACATCGCTCGAACGAGCTTCTGCTCAAGGGACAGGCGGCCTTGTGGGCGACGCCGCAGGCGCACGATGCGCAATCTGCCGGGAATCCGGAACGGGTGGGCCGCTTTGGAACGGCGGCGGGCGGGCGGAATCTGAACGACGAGGCGGCCTTGTGGGCGACGCCTGCGGCCAGGGATTGGAGGAGTGGGCAGACGAGCGTCGCCACGATGTCTCGCAACAGCCGTCCCCTGAACGAACAGGTGGTGAATTCGTCTTCCCGCCTGGACCCGTCGACGAAACCGCCTGGGCGCGATATCTCGAACAGCGCCCCGACACTCAACCCGCGATTCGTCGAGGCTCTGATGGGCTGGCCTTCCGGGTGGACCGGCTTCGACTTTGCGGCAACGGCGTGGTTCCCCTGGTTGCGGCTTATGCGTGGCGAACTCTCACGGCTCGTCTCGGAATAATCATATGAGGCAAAGCAAGGGCATGTCGCTTGTCGAGTCTATCGCCAATGTGATGATCGGCTACGGCATCGCGGTGACGACGCAAGTGATGGTCTTTCCCCTGTTCGGAATTCACGTCGGGCTTGCCGACAATCTGCGCATCGGGGCAGCCTTCACCATCTTATGCGGAGATCAGCATAAGATGGTTTATGCGGAGCATATTGTTATGCGGAGTTCGATGGCGGTGCCGAGGCAACAAACTGTTCCAGAATGGATTTTCTGGGTGGCGTGCTCCGCATAATTCGGTTGTCCTTCGTAAAGCGCCATGGTGGCGCATTTGACGGAGGACAACATGAACGAACACAAGAGAGCCGTCGGTCGACGGCGGTTGCTGGACGCGGGGCCCTATCAGTCCCTGCTCGACGATTACGGTCGGCACCTTGCTGGGATCGGCTTCGGGCCGGTTTCGGTGCAGATCCATCTCGGCTCGGCAAGGCACTTCCTCGCTTGGCTCGTGCAGGGTGCCATCGCGCTCGATGCGGCCGGGCCGGACATTGTGGCGCACTTCGCCGATCACGACTGCCGCTGCCACAGCGGACCACGGCCGCTGGGGCGGTACTATATCAACCGCGTTGATCGCTTCGTGCGCCACCTCGCGGCGGAGGGCCATGTGCCCCCGCGACCTGAGACGGAAGCGCCGGCGATGGACCGCAACGTCGCGGGCTGGCTCGAGGCGCTGGCCCGACAGCGGGGGCTTTCGCCCGTCACCATCGTCCGGCATGGTCGGATGCTGGCGCAGGTCCTGCCGCTGATCGGCAACGATCCGTCCCGCTACACGGCGCGGATCATCCGCGACGGGCTGCACCAGCACGCTCGGACGGCGCGCTCGGCACATTATCCGAAGATGGTTGCCAGCGCGCTCAGGGGTTATTTGCGCCACCTGGCGCATCAGGGGCTTGCTACGCCGGACCTCGACCGGGCAGTGCCGACGGCAAAGACCTGGCGGCTGGCTAGCCTGCCTCGATATCTGGAGTCTAAACAGGTCGAGCGCCTGGTGGCCTCTTGCGACCTGGAGACCATGGGCGGCCGGCGCGACCGGGCGATTCTCCTTCTGCTTGCGCGGCTCGGTCTCCGGGCGCGCGACGTGGCCGAACTCAATCTTGCGGACATCGACTGGGCCGGAGCGACGCTCCGGGTCTGCGGCAAGGGACGGCTGGAAGTCCTGCTGCCCCTGCCGCAGGATGCGGGCGATGCGCTGATCGTCTGGTTGACGGAGCCACGGCCACAAAGGGTTGGCGATGCTGTGTTCCTGCGGCTTCTGCCGCCCTTCGCGCCTGTCACGCCCCGCGTGGTCTCTGGCGTGGTCCGGCGGGCGGTCGAGCGGGCTGGGATCACGGACGCGCCATCACGGGGATCCCATCTGCTCCGGCATTCCGCCGCCACGGCGATGCTCAGGGGCGGCGCCACGCTCGACGCCATCGCCACCGTTTTACGGCATCGCTCGTCCGTCACGACGGCACATTACGCCAAGGTGGACGTCGCCATGCTGGGTGCCGTCGCACAGGCATGGCCCGCGGAACATCGGGCTGACCGATGGCTCCAGGCGACGCCGCTTCTCGTCCAGGTATGGCCGGAGTCCGTGCCATGCTGAGCCAGGACCTCGATCGATACATCGCTTTGCAGCGCGCTAGCGGGCTGAAGTTTACCACCCAGAACGGCCTGCTTCGCAGTTTTGTCGCCTTCGCGGAAGCCGCCGGAGACGACCGTGTCCGCTCAAGTCGCGTGCTCGATTGGGCCGCTCGGACCACCTCGGCCATGCAGGCGCGCACCAGGCTCTTAATCGTGCGGCGCTTCGCGGAGGCGCTGGCGATCGAGGACCCCGTGCACGAGGTGCCCCCCGCAGATGCCTTCGGGCGCTGGAAGTTCGAACGACAAATGCCGTACATCTACAGCGCCAAGGAGATTGCCGCACTGATGGTGGCGGCGCGGCACCTCGGTCCGCCGGGATCGATCCGGCCAGAGACCATGGCCACGCTCATTGGCCTTTTGGCGGCGACAGGGCTCCGCGTCTCCGAGGCGCTCGCGCTTGATATGGGCGACATTACGGCCGATGGGCTCGTCATCCGCGAGACCAAGTTCCGCAAGAACCGCCTCGTGCCGCTGCATTCCTCGACACGGGCGGCGCTTGATCGGTACATGCAGCGGCGACGGAAGATAAAAGGTGCAGGCAATACGCTCTTCGTGGGCGACAAGGGGCGGCGGCCTGCCTATGTCACGCTTTGCGTCCTGTTCCGGCGGCTTGGATGGGAGGCAGGGCTGCGCGACCTACCGGGTGAGAATGGTCCACGCATGCACGACCTGCGCCACACCTTCGCGGTGCGTTCGCTCGAGGCCTGCAACGGGGACCGCCGCGCGATCGCGAGGCACATGCTGGCGCTTGCCACATACATGGGTCATTCCGACCCAAGCCACACATGGTGGTATCTGCAAGCCACGCCGACATTGATGCGCAACATCGCTGAGGCCGGCGAGGCGCTGCATGCGGGAGGTGACGCATGACACCTCTTGCCCCCCATCTGTCGGCCTTCCTGCGCGAGCATCTGCCGCGCGAACGTGGGGCCTCGCAGCACACCATCGCAGCCTACGCCCATTGCTACCGATTGCTCCTGAGCTTTGCCGACAAGCGGTGGAAGATACGGCCGAGCCAGATCGGCATCGAGAATCTCGACGCGAACCTGATCGTGGCCTTCCTCGACCATCTGGAGATGGAGCGGGCGAACACGGCGCGCAGCCGCAACGCCCGCCTTGCAGCTATCCATTCGCTGTTCCGCTTCCTCGAGTATCGCGTGCCGTCCTGCCTTGAGCAGGCGCGGCGGATCCACGCGATCCCGATGAAACGCAGCGAACAGCCGCTGGTGGGTTATCTGACGCGGGAAGAGATGCGCGCGCTTCTCACCGCGCCCGACCCCCGCACGCATTCCGGGGTGCGGGACTTGGCCATGCTTCATCTCGCCTTTGCGGCCGGACTCAGGGTCTCCGAACTCGTCGGGCTCAGACTGCAGCAGTTCGAGGATACTGCGATGCCGTGCTTGCATGTCATCGGCAAGGGGCGGCGTGAACGCATCCTGCCGCTCTGGCAGGAAACGGCCCGTGTACTCCGGCGCTGGATCGCCGTGCGCCCGGCGACGGGCGATCCGCAGCTGTTCCTGAATGCGGCGGGTCGCGCAATGAGCCGTTCGGGCTTCGAGTACATTCTCGGCAAACATGCCGCCCTGGCGGCGCAGGCAGTGCCGTCCATCGCGACCAAGCGCGTGACGCCCCATGTTCTGCGCCATAGCTGTGCCATGCACACGCTGCAGGCCACGGGCGACGTGCGGAAGGTCTCGCTCTGGCTCGGCCATGCCAGTGTCCAGACAACCGAGATGTATCTGCGCGCCGATCCGACCGAGAAGCTCGAGGCGCTCACCGCCATGGGTCCACCAACCCTGAAACGTGGTCGCTTCACCGTACCGGACAAACTGATGGCCATGCTCGCCGAAGCTACCAACCCCCGTAATTATGCGGAGTGAATTCGACAACCAACTCTGCGGCGCCAATTCCGGGCGCCGCAGACTCCGCATAACAATATGCTCCGCATAAACTGTCATATCGATTCTGCGCAGCTACGCGCTACGTCGGTTGTTTGAGGCCCTGCGGCTCCGATCATAAAATGATCCAAAGGACCAAATCAAAGCAATCGAATGATCTGCTTCTTAAGTTGATGTGGTGGCCGACAAGAGCGTAACTGGCGTCACCGCAACGGAGAACGCCAATGACCAAACGCCGCGACAACAGCAATGCCCTTGAGGCCTTCGTCATTAAGAAGGCCGAGATCGACCAGATGCTCGAGCGCCTGCAAACACTCAGCGACGAGCATTTCGAGTGGGGTCCGGACGAGATCGGCTGGGGCCATGTCGGAACGCTTGGTTACTACGCCGAGATGCTGAAGCGGGTCACGGATGCCGCCTTCAAGGAGGGCGAACATGCCGCATGATGAGAAATCGCCGATGGCCAACACTGAGATCGAGCATCTTCGCGCCGCCAACGCTGAAATGCTGAAAGTTCTGCGCGCCATTGATGTTGCCGCCGCCGAGATCGAGGCGACCGACGGCCCCGCCGACGACCGCGCCATGTGGTCCGCCATTTACGATGCAAGGCGTCGGGACAATGACGCATCTTCATGGTCGTCATCAGGGTGTGGGATGACGCCATGACAAACGACACGATCCTTCCCACCGAGAATCCCGAATGGGGCATGTGGGGAACCTCTCAGCGCAACGGCTACGACGCCCTGATGTGCTGGCAAACCGCCAGCCGCTTCCTGGCCGCCACTTTCAAACTGAAGCCCGAGCAGGTGCGCGATTTGCTTGACCATCGCTTCGGACGCCATCTGGCCGACGATCTGAGTTTCATCCCCGGTGGCCCCGTTTCGGATGAAATCATCACGGTGCATCTCGCCGCCCGCTTCGCCCAACCGGCCTGGAAGAATTGGGTGCGGGTCACGCTGAAGGAAATTAAGACCCGGTAAACATATCTCTCCACCGGCCCCGACCGGGTTCGCCCGGCGGCCCCCGGACTTGATCCGGGGGTCGGGGTGGTAGGGGCGCGGAATTGTCCTTGCTCCATATCCAGAGGAAAATGCCATGATGAAGCTTTCTGATGCGCAGTTGGTCATCCTGTCTGCCGCTTGCGCTCGCGAGAATGGCAGCCTTTTGCCGACAAGCGGCAATCTTAATAGCAACGCGGCCAGCATGGTCCTGCACAGTCTGATCAACAAGGGTTTGGCCGAGGAAGTTCCGGCCAGCCGCAACATGCCGATATGGCGGGAAGCCGAAGACGGCTCATCCATCAGCTTGCGCGCGACTGCCGCTGCATATCAAACCTTGGGACTAGGGGAAAAAATGATCACAGAAGAAACTGGTCCCACCGATAACCATGACGATCCCAAGCCCAAAACCCGCCCCAACAGCAAACAGGCCCAACTGATCGAGATGCTGAAGCGCCCCGAAGGCGCCTCAGTTATCGAAATCTCCCAGGAGTTTGCCTGGAGGTCGCATAGCGTGAGGGGCGCCATCGCCGGAGCGCTCAAAAAGAAGCTCGGCCTGATCATTAGCTCGGAAAAAACCGAAAACCGGGGTCGGGTTTACAAAATAGCCGAATAGTTCTTTGGAGTAGCTTAAACTATGGGCGTGTCGGTTCGCGAATATGCTCGCCGACGCGGGGTTAGCCACACCGCCGTCAGAAAAGCGGTCCTGGCTGGCCGCATTCCGCAAGAAGCCGATGGCAGCATCGATCCGACCAAGGCCGATGCGGCTTGGGCGGCAGAAACCAATCCGGCGCGCAATTCAAAAACCCAGGAGCTGCCTGTTCCGGCGGCGTTACCACCAGCGACCACCGCCCAGACGACTGGTACTGGCCCCAGCTTTGCCCAAGCCCGGGCCATGCATGAATTCGCCAAGGCGCAACGGGCGCGCATTCAAGTCGACCGCCTGAAAGAAAAAGTCGTCGAGCGAGCGAGAGCCTCAGCCCTGGTCTTCAAGCTCGCCCGTCAGGAACGGGATTCATGGATCACTTGGCCCGCCCGGGTTGCCGCGCAAATGGCAGCCGAAGTGGGGATTGACGTTCATTTGATGCAGAATTTGCTGGAAGCCCATGTCCGCTCCCATCTCGACGAATTATCGGAAATTGAGCCCAACTTCCGGTAATTCCTTTGACTTCCAGGGGTCAGATGTCCTGCTCCAGGCTTGGCGGGACGGGCTAAAGCCCGATCCCTTGCTGACGGTCTCGGAATGGGCCGACCGGCATCGGGTCTTGTCTTCACGAGCCTCGGCTGAGCCCGGACGTTATCGCACCAGCCGCACGCCATATCTTCGCGAGATCATGGATTGCCTATCGCCTTCGCATCCTTGTCGCAGGGTGATCTTCATGAAAGGGGCGCAGATCGGGGCGACCGAGGCGGGCAACAATTTTTTAGGCTTCATCATTCACCATGCGCCGGGACCGGTGCTGGCCGTCCAGCCGACCGTCGAGATGGCCAAGCGCAATTCTCGCCAGCGCATCGACACCCTGATCGATGAAAGTCCGATTTTGCGCCAGCTGGTCAAACCAGCCCGCTCGCGTGATGCCGGGAATACCATGCTGTCGAAGGATTTTCCCGGTGGAGTGCTGGTCATGACCGGGGCCAATAGTGCGGTGGGCTTGCGCTCGATGCCCGCCCGCTATCTCTTTCTGGATGAGGTCGATGCATACCCTGCCTCGGTCGATGAGGAAGGTGATCCGGTGGCCCTGGCTGCGGCCCGCATGGCCACTTTTGCTCATCGGGCCAAGGCATTCCTGGTTTCGACGCCAACCATCAAGGGCTTTTCCCGCATCGAGCGGGACTATGAAGCCTCTGATCAGCGGCGCTTCTTTGTCCCCTGTCCCCATTGTCGGGAATATCAGTGGCTAAAGTTTGAGCGGCTTAGATGGGAAAAAGGCCACCCTGAAACGGTCCATTACGATTGCGAGGCTTGTGAGCAGCCGATTCTTGAGCACGCCAAATCCTTGATGCTGGCGGCAGGTGAGTGGAAAGCCACAACGACAGCCGGAGATCCGGGGACTATTGGTTTTCATATCTCATCGCTTTATTCCCCGCCCGGCTGGCAATCCTGGGAGAATATCGCTCGCATGTGGGAAACCGCCCAAGGCTCGGACGATGCTTTGCGTGTGTTTCGCAACACCGTTCTTGGCGAAACCTGGACCGAGACCGGCGAGGCCCCGGATTGGCAAAGGCTTTATGATCGCCGTCAATCCTGGACCAATGGAAGCGTGCCTGCAGGTGGGCTCTTTCTCACCGCCGGGGCTGATGTTCAGAAGGATCGCATCGAGGTCGATGTCTGGGCCTGGGGGCGCGATCTCGAGAGCTGGCTCATCGAGCATATCGTCATCGATGGCGGTCCCGGCAAAGCCGAAAGCTGGACCGAATTAGACAGAATCTTGGGTCGAAGCTGGCCGCATCAGAATGGGGCTATTCTCAAGTTGGCCCGGCTGGCCATCGATAGCGGCTATGAGGCCCCAGCGGTTTATGCCTGGGCGCGTAAATCCGGGGCCGGTCAGGTTTCCCCGGTCAAGGGCGTCGAAGGCTTTAATCGTTCCGCCCCAGTATCGGGCCCGACTTTTGTTGACGCCACCGAGGGCGGCAAGAAGGTAAGACGCGGGGCCCGGCTCTGGACCGTCGCCGGATCGGTCTTTAAATCCGAGACCTATCGCTTCTTGCGCCTTGAACGCCCGACCGACGAGGAATTGGCCTCGGGACTTCGTTATCCTGCCGGAACATTGCATCTGCCTATGTGGGCCGATGCCGAATGGTGCAAACAGCTGGTCGCCGAACAATTGGTGACGGTGAAAACCAAGCGTGGCTTCACCCGCCTTGAATGGCAGAAAATCAGGGAACGCAATGAGGCGCTCGATTGCCGGGTTTATGCCCGCGCGGCGGCTTGGATTCTCGGGGCCGACCGCTGGCCGGAAGCCAAATGGAAGGATCTCGAAGCCCAAGTAGGTTCGTCTACGGCAAATGAGCCTGCAACAGAAAACATGGCGACACCAGCCGCCGGACTGATCCGCCATCAATCGCGCCGGGGGCGGAGAGTTTTTCAATCAAGCTATATGGGCTGATCTCGACAATTGCTTTCTGAAACTGCGGTCGCGCTTCAAATACCATTCGCGGCTCATCGCCTCTTCTCGTGTGGTAAAGCGCTCGGCATAGAGCAGGCTCCATGCGCGCCCACGGGTTGAACGCGCCCCAGTGCCAGAATTATGCTGAGTAAGACGTCGCTCGAGATCAAGAGTCCAGCCGACATAGGTTCTAAAGCCCTGCTTGCCTTGGCTGCCAAGGATAT